TATCTAAATTACCCATCATGCAAACCAGTACCATCGCCTCGAACATCTTGTTCTCCTTCACTATGTCGCGGGTAGTATACATCTACATGCGACTGGCAGTTTGGACAGTGAAGGTTGCTTACAATGAGCCAATCGTCTGAATCATCACAATCGTGATCACCACCCCAAATAAGTTCTGTATTACAATGCCAACAGTTCATCTTGATATGTATCCCAATACTTTTTCTGCTCCCTTACGAGCAGCTATGGCTTCTTCTTTTGTTTTAAAGTAGCCTAAATGTTTACGCTTTGATTCGGAATAAATACTTGCCACCCATCGTGTTTTTTTCTCAGCCCAACAAACCCCTGTGATGCCTGAAGTATTGTTATCATTCAATCCCCGGTTCCTACTATTCATCATAGGAGAAGCAAGTCTTAGATTTGATATCCTGTTATCGCAGGCGTCCCCGTTTATATGATCAATGAAAATATCCTTGGGTATCTCTCCGTTTGTTAATGTCCATATTATTCTATGCTCATACCAGTTTAGGTTTCTGTACCGAACAACTCTTCTCGGCCCCCACTTTTTTTGTCTTGCATAACCCGCCCTTTTACCCCTTTGGGGGACAGGTGCATTCTCATGCCAGAACAAAAGACCGTTTTCCGGGTCACATGTAAATAATTTTTTCCAAAGCTCAAGCATTATCCTACCTCGCCCCAGTTATCACCTAGCTCCGCGTCAACATCGAAGGGTATCTTCAGTCCTTCAACACAGGTTGACATGATCTCTACAATCCTGTCCGCCTGTCCTTGATCCTCGATACTAAAGCACAACTCATCATGCACTGTAAGCATTGGCACAAGCCCTTCGTTGTAGCAGGTGAGCATTGCTTTCTTGGTCTGGTCGGCGCTCGAACCTTGAATCAGTTTGTTCAGTGCCTTATATGTAAAAGCAGGACGGATAGCTTGTCGGCTACCATATTCCTTGACTGCTTCTTCCAGCTTCAACGGCTTATGATAACCATACGCCTTCGGTTCCCACCTGTCAAAGCGGCACTTACGCCCCAGATAGGTCCGAATGTGACCGTTCTTTTCGGCAGCAGCAGATGCCATGTCTGCTAATCCACGAACAAACGGGACTTTCTCATTGTATTGGGCCAGCAATGTTGTCGCATCGTCCTCGCTGATATCTAATGTTCCGGCAAGCTTCTTCTTACCCATGCCGTACATGATACCAAGGTTGACTGTCTTAGCTTCTTTACGGCTGATGCCAGCAAGGTCTGCCACCATCTGGTGGAAGTCAGCGTCGCCAGCGTGGTACATAGCCACGACGTTATCAATCTCTGGGTGCCGCGCAGCCTCGCCCAGACTAGCGCAATAGTGTGCCAGCCAGCGTGGTTCCTGTGAGGCGTAGTCAAAACTTCCCCACTTGCAGCCCTCTTCTGGTATAAATAAACCGCGAATCATCTTCTTAATCTCAGGGTCACGAGCCGGGATTTGCTGTAAATTAGGGTTGCTCGAAGAAAAGCGCCCTGTTACCGTGCCGCCCTCATCAGTACGCAAAGGATGAAACTCACAATGGATACGCCCGTTATGCGAATGCTCAAGTATTGTTTCAATAAAGGTTGTGTTGGCCTTGTTAAACTCGCGCAGCTTTACAATCTTCTGCGCCACTGGGTGCTCGTGATTCGCCAGAAACTGTTTTGTAAAGGCGGGAGCGCCCGTCTTCTCTGTCCTATGATACTGAAGCCCAAGGGCGTCAAACGCCTTTGCCACAGATGTAGCCACCCACGGCTCGATGGTGACGCCAGTCTCTTCCTTTATTTCTTTAAGTAGATCCTTCTCTCTGGTTTGCAGGAGCTTACGCGCCCGTTCAGCGGCGTCTAGGTCAACCCGCACACCTTTCGTCCGCATGTCCAGTAGACACGGCAGCAGGCTATTCTCGAGGTCAAAGATACCAACAACGTCGTCTTTCTCTATCTCTGTACGCAGACGATCCCACAGCCGCAGGGTCACCCCGGCATCCTGTTCGGCGTATGCCCCGACAAAGGTCGATGGCAGCTTCCACATCTCTGACTTTGGATCTACGTTAAAGAAGCTTGCCGCATGCTTGAGCATGCGCTCGTTCTTGTACTCGTTGAGATACTTGCCAGCCACGGCGTTCAGGTTGTAGTACCGCTCGTTCTCGTTCAGCAGAGGCGCGGCTATCATAGTATCGACCACCCGTCCTCGAACCTCGATCCCTTCAGCGCGAAGCCAGCCGAGGTCATACAGAGCATTGTGGAATATCTTCTCGCTGGACTCATCAGCCATCAGCTTCTCGAGCCACTTCATCACAGGTGTGCGAGGCATGTTACCACCACCCTCGTGCTTAATAGGGAAGTACCAAGAGCTTTCACCAGCGGCTACAGCAATGCCAATAATGTATCCATCTTTACGGACCCAGCCCGGACCCAGCCGCATTAGGTTGGGGTCTCGAGTCTCGAGGTCAACCGCAATACGTTTGTACTGAGACAAGTCAGGCAGGGTTGATGGTGGTTGCCAGTCTTCTGCCATAGGCATAGACGCCTGCTTCTTGATCTCTTCCTGATCTTCTAAGTCCGCACTGTGTTTCATAATAGGAAACTCATCTCTGTGTTTGGGGTGCTCTATAAAACTGAACTGATGCTCACTCATCTTTCGTTGCCACCTCACCACCACATGCCATGTAACCGCAAGCATCGATCCAATTGTCTGCATGCTTTGGGTTCGAGGCTATCCTAGCTATCTTGAGCAAAGTCATCTTAACCGCACAGTCTGTACCCACAGGTAAATCGTCAGGCTTGATGCTGTCCCACCAATACCAGACAGTCTCGATGTTGCAGAAGTTGTCTTCCATGTCACCGTGCTGAGACGCACGATCCTGTGTTACATAACCCTTGGCTGTATCTAATACTTCCGCTCTTTTCATAACTCAAATCCATATCTGTTTTGTGATTCTATAAGGTGTAGTTCTTTTCTGGCACGAGTCATGCCGACGTAGAACGTGCGGATCTCGCCGTCCTGATCGGGTGATTCAGTGCATGCTTTTGAAGAGTCTAGGAGTAGAGCGACGTTATCCGCCTCGCCACCTTTGGCTTTGTGTATCGTCGATATCCGAACCCTCGGCTTGCCCGATAAGATAGACTCGCCCATCCGCCGCACAGAAGTAATGTAGATCCGCTCCCTCTCGCTGACCTTGATCACTTCGTGCCACTTGCTCTGGCTGGATATCTGGGGGCTTAGATTCGGTAGTATATCTTCTAGCGTGTAAGTTAGCTCTGGGTCCAACGCCTCGAGGTTTTTCTTGCCAGCTTTGGTAGCCGCGCCACTCGATAAGCTTTTTGAAAATTCCTTCAGTTCCTTCGCAGAAAGATAATGTCCTTTGCATAGTCTGAGCCACACCTCGATACCAGTTAATACATTGGGAGAGATGGACCAACCACGGCCTTGATACCAGTAAAGGTATCCTTGGTCGTAGAGATTACGCGCAACCATATTTGCAATATAGTTCGTCCTAGCAAGTATCAACCATTCGCCGTTGGTTAGGTCCACATCCAGTATATCACGGTGCCAAGTGACATGCCCGTCCCTTTCGGTGGGTTTCCAAATTTTTTGCTGGCGCTGCCGTAATCGCTTGACAAGATCGTCGGACACGGATTGGATTTGCTGTGGTACACGGTAGGACTTATCTAGAATAATCTTCTCATCTGATGCGTTAAGAAAATCTGAGACACGAACACCCATCCACGAATAAATGCACTGATCATCATCGCCTGCATAATATGTGCGCTTCGACCTCGGAACTAGAACCTTCTTAACCATCTCCCACTGAAGCGGCACAAGGTCTTGAGCCTCATCAACAATTAGCAGGTCGAACTCTGGTGCTATATCCTGCTCGATGAAGCGCTCGATCATATCTGTAAAGTCAAGCTTGCCTGTTTCTTTCTTGTATTTTTCCAGCGCTTTCTCAATCAACTCAGCCTGCTGGAAGTACATCTTGTCGGTGCCCTTCTCAGCGTATGACTGTTCAAGTGGGATCATCATCGCTCGAGCGTAGGCTATGATGTTTAGATACTGGTCACCAATAGTGGCGGCTGGCATAGCGATACCATCATTAGCATCAATTGCCCCACGAGATGATAGGTCAAGACCCACATACCCGCCGAGCTTAGTGTAATCGGTAGGACCCATCACATCCTTGCGGCTAAGACCTAGGCACTGAAAGGCAAACGAGTGCAATGTGCGGAACCACTCAAGATCCGCAACACCTATGTCTAGCTTCTCGATGGCACGTTCACGCGCCTCTTCAGCGGCCTTCTTGCTGAACGACACAAAGGCTATGCGGTCGGGCGGTGTGCCCTTCTTCAGTTCTGACTCCACGATCTTAATGAGTGTGGTTGTCTTGCCTGTACCGGGTGGTCCGAAGATTGTGGTTTCCATTAAAACGGCACCTCGCTACTCGGAACATGAACCTCGGGCATATCGACATTGCTGCTGTACTCAGGCACCCACCATACTCTTATAACCTTTGAATCGCCTTTAGTTGTCTTAAATCGTTTTTGCCCATGCGCTTCTCCTTCGCCGTTTAGTTCCTTTAGTCGTTCTTGAATCTGCCCCCGATTGTACTCTGTGAACTTTTTATTTTGCAGATATGTTACCAAAGAATCTAGGCGGAAGAAGGTAAGCCCTTCATCTGTATATGGTTTGCCAAGCAGCAACTCTTCAGCAGACTGAGCCTGCACACGTCCCGTACAAAAACTTTCAAGATGATCAAAGAACTGCCCCTTGTATGTCAGTTCCTCTGGCACTTCTATCTCGTTCACATTTTCCATCAACCCATTCACAATGATCTGCCAGTCAGCATTCTTCATCGTAGGCGGCATGTACTGTAGGTGTTCCATGCAGGCACGTTGAAACTTCATTGGTAGCTGTAACTCTTCAGTGCTCAGTTCGAGGCGGCGACCATTGATGTCGCAGAACCACACCCGTGGCTCCGACAACACAACAGACAGGCCGCTGATGTCAGCCTCGACAACCTCTTTACCAATGCCGTACTTCTGCCGACGGCACAGTGACTTGTTGCAGAACGAGGCCAGTGGCTGCTGATCACAGGGGTAGAAGTATTCTTTCTTCTCTAGCTGTTGCTGGATTTGCACGATCTCAGAGGCTGGCAACGGTGGGTTGCAGTAGCTCATGTTGATCTGTTCGTGTAGTGACTTCCAGTTGTCCGGGTCCACACGCTTGCAGGCCACAGCCGCCGCGAACATAGTTGTGTTGCGCCCACCCTCTGGTATGCCCTGCTCGAGCATCGTCTTCAGGCACGGGGGCCAACCCTTGAACTGGTCTGACGTACCACCAAGCTTCAGCGACAGGAAGTCAGATGGTGTGGTGCGGCGTTGTTCGATAAGCTCGAGGAACTCTTCTAGTGTGGCGTCTTCGCCGTCTTCTTTAACAGCGGGACGGAACGTCTGTTCCGCATCAAAGTACGGCAGGTTAATAAAGTTCCCCACATCACCACGCTCGACAAGAACCTGCTCCTGCTTTGGGAACACTTCACAGCCACCATAACCAAGTACGGCAGATACTTCCGCAGCCTTGTCCTTAAAGTCTCCAGCGCTAATCCAATCAGTAAAGAAAAAGAATACATGTGCACCCCCAGATTTTGATCTACAGACAATACAGCTAACACCAAGGTCGCGGATCTTTTTGTCCAGCGCCACAAGATCGAGCGGGTACTGGTCAATGTCCAGCGCACCAAACTTGCACTTGTTGTCTTCGTTAATAGGAATAGAACCGACACCACACTTACCATCAAGGTGGCTCTGTATTAGTTCAATGGTCAGCGGCTTGCGTACAATAAAAGACTTAGCTTTTTGCTTACCCTCTCGACGCTCCTCTGAAATTTGTGTCTGCCCGTGGGCTGCTGAGAAGCCCTCGAAAGCAGCCATAAATTTTTTCGTTAATGACATCTATCGCTCCTGAGTTGAAAGCAGGGGGTGGCTGATCGACTGAGCTATGGCGGGATCGATCAACCTTTTTAACGCTGCCCCCTGTGCAACGCCTCAACTACCCGCCGATTAGAATGGCACGTCGTCCGAAGACACCGAAGCCTGCTTTGGCTCTGACTGTTCTTCGGCTGTTGCACCAGATGTCTTGATCTCCCCCTTCGCAAATGACTCGAAGAAAGACTTAGCTTCGAGAAACGCCTCTTGTGGAATCTCTGTAGGTTCGATGCGTTCAACTGCGTAGTTGTTCCACGAACCTAGGTCATTCGACTCTTGAACTGTGGTCAGCTTCCAAAGGGTGCCCCACATTGGTGGATTAAACATGCCATTCGGACCTTGGTACTGGACCATACGCATCTGTGTATTCCATTTACGAGACACCTTGAGTTGTGTCTTCTTCATGTCACAGATAGCTTGCTGAGTGACACCTGTCTCTGGGTCCACGATCATAACCAAATGCTGGGCTGAACGTATAAGTTCATTACCAGAAGGAAGCATTTCGTGGGCACCATCTCGAACAGTTTTTTTCATGTCTGGGTCATCAACACTCAACTCACCTTGGTATCCACCACCATTAATGCGTAGCTGGAACTCAAGATACTTAACGGTGTACCCGCACGGGATAACGTACACCCCATCTTCACCTGACCAGAACTGACCAGTGACCGTGTTGAATAGGTCACCGGAACTCGCACCTTTTATATAGGACGCTTCGTTCTTATTTATTTGTGGTGACAGTGGTTGTAGAATCCGTAGGAACGGGATCTGCATATCCTCAGTACCGATGGCGTCCATACCAGCGCCAGCGTGTGCTGAGAAGTCAGCCATCAGGGTTGCAGGAAGGGTGTTTGTATTTTTAGTCTGTACTGCTGTGTCAGCCATAGCTAGTTAGCTCCTTTTGATCTTAGCTTCAGTTCCGACATAAACGCCGAAGGTTTCAAAGTCCAAATCCTTGCCGGACTCAATCCGGTTCTTAACCCATGCCTTGAGTGTGCTTGGATGGATGTGAGTTTTTTGTGCAGGCTCGTATCCCTGATTACGCAAGTCATCAACAACCGCGCCAGCCATGTTATCCTGCCCAGCAGAGAACGACACCGTCACATCATTCTTGATGATGTCGGCCTCGCCTATCGAGCGCAGGAAACCATAAGCTTGGTCACGCTTTTCTTCAGGAATTCGTGCGTGGATAAAGTTAGCAACACTAACCTTGTGCCCATCAACAGTCAGACTGTCGACGCCCATCTCTTCCATGAGCATCGGGATGTCGTCCTGATCCACTTTTCTTTTCTTGAACTTCAGATCCTTGACATGCTGTTCAGCTTCTTCGATCTGCCGCTGGACATCAAGTGACTGACGAATGAGGTTGGACAGACGCGAAGCGCCGTCCTTCTCGACGTTGTCGAACTTATCGGCATCGACCTTGCCTTCTTCAAATAGCGAAAACACATCGCTCATCGCATACTCCTTTCGCGAACAAAGTTTAACCCCTTCGGGTGTGGGACTCGTGTCTACATCAGTAGGCGCGAGGTAGTCAAGCGGCTTCTTTTTCGTCTCCCGCCAGTGACTTCACAATATGAGCTAACTGTCTGCTCACACTGCGTTCATTTGCATCAGCCATCTTTTTTAGAATCTCATAATTCTCGACGGTTATTGCAATTGATCTCCATTTCTTTAGATTCATTTCTTGTAATCCTTATCTGTGCATGTAAGACTATTAATTGTCTTAACGGATAGTAATTAAGGGGTCAAGCACCAAATGAGACCAGATCATAGAATTGCATATGGCAAACAATCGGAACTCATAGCGGCAGCTTGGCTAATTGGGCAGGGGTGCTATGTCTACCAGCCTTTCATTGAACAGGGTCCTGTTGATCTTGTAGCCCTCACGCCGGAAGGCGAAATGCATCTCTTCGATGTGAAGACTGTAAGTCGGCGGAAAGACGGGAGCGTAATAAGCCGCACTCTCAAAGAGCGCCAGCAAACACTCGGGGTCAGACTCCTGTACGTTGATCGGGATACGAACGAATGTCACCTTTACCCTCATCAGTTTAGACCTTCTCAATACTCAACCCAACAAGCTGCTAACCGTCAGAACGGCGGGGCGATAAGTCCAACCATTTCCTCGCTTCTTCACCTAAAGTCTTCGCCGACAGATCAATCTTCGAGCGAAGACTCTTGACGATGTGTTCATCGACCGTGCCCTTCGAGATGAAGTCAACATAGGTTACTGAGTTGTGCTGCCCAATACGGTGCGCTCGATCCTCTGACTGCGCTCGAGTCTCGAGGTTAAAGTCGTTGGCATAATAGATCACGTTGGTTGCAGCGGTCAGCGTCAGACCATAGCCTGCGGTCTGAGGATTTGCCACAAAGAACCTCGCATCTTCAAACTGGAACCTACGAACTGCGGTCTGCCTGTCATCGTCTGACGTGTCGCCGAAGTACGAGACCACTGCATCTTTGCCGTATGCTTTTGCCAGCTTGGCCTCGATATTCTTGATGTCATACCTGAACCGTGACCAGATAATTACCTTGCCTGTCATCTCTTCGATGGTGTCCATCAGGGCATCTATGCGCTTGGTCGGGAACTCAACTAGCTCACCGTCGTCTGTCATCAAGTGACCACACAACACCTGCTGTAGCCGCAGTAGCTGGGTCATAACAGCGGGGGCTGACACTAGCTCACCATCATCGAGCAAAGCAATCGCTGCGTTCTTCAGGGACATGTAGTGCTTGAGTTGCTCATCGCTCAGACCCACATGCCGGATGGTATAGATTTTGTCCGGCAGATCCAGCGCATCGTCTTTCGTTACACGATACGAGAAGCAATCCAGCTTGGTAGCAAGCTCATCAAGATTTCTGTATCCCACGACTTGTTGAAAACTGTGACCGCCCATCCGCTGGGTTCGAGTGATCGCGTACCGTCCTTGAAAAGCGTAGTATGAGTCGAGTCCAAGCAGTCTCTTGTCCATGAAGGCACACTGCGAGTAAAGATCCATCGGCGATTTCGTAACGGGCGACCCTGTAAGTATACGCCGAAACGATGCCTTCGTACCAAAGCTAACCAGAGCCTTAGTCCGCTTGGCTTTGGGGTTTTTAATAGTTGTTGACTCATCGACCGCAAGTAAGAACGACGCGCCGCGAGTGAAGTAATCCACAAATTTTGCGACCTTCGCCGTTGCAAATCCTTCAACATTAACCAGCAGGATGCGGAGCTTGTCACGCTCTTTAAGACTAGCCTCGAGGCGTTTAGCTTGGGTCTTGTTCGGAGACGGAGTCCAAACATAAACCTCGTGTTCAATGTTTTCTGGCAGGTGAGTCGGTATCTCTGATATCTCCCAGTTTCTATACACACCCTTGGGCGCGACAATAACGGCGGTGTCGATCTTGCCTTGCTCATAGAGCCAGACCATGTTGTCGATAAGTACCTTCGATTTACCACAGCCCATCTCCATAAAGTAGCCGAAGTTAGTCTTGTCGTAACTTCTAAGCAGTGCCTCGTGCTGATGCTCGTAGGGCTTTGTCTTGTAATTAAAGTTCATGTCATCCTCGTTGTAAGTTGAGTGAGGTGTTCTATAGATTTACCGTTCATGATTTACGGCGGGACAGCTTAATTCTGTGTGGGTCGCAGTACAAAACCCATCGGGCTACGATCCACGGAACATCTATAGCATTGAAGGACGCCACCTCTGTCGCCCTAAGAGGAAAAATACCCGCCTACCCATCAACTATGCGGGATCGTCGAACTCTTCGAGAGTCAGAGTAAATACATACTTGCTGCACAACTCATCATCTTCTGCGAAATCCATCGTACCCTTTGGAAAACTTACGACGTTGTCGCGCTCGAGGCTGGTCAACATATCGTGCGCCTCTTCTTCTGTCATGTATTCTGACAGGGCGACAGTCGCCTCGTTCATATTTATTTTGCCGTCTGCATACAGACCAGTCACGGTCAGCATATCTTCTGCTAATGTATCACTCATCCTCGACTCCACCTGTCATAATCCCGAACCTTGCCGCTTCCATGTACCACAAGATCTCCGCCGGATCGCT